AAACCAGAAACAACGTTCCTTTAAGTCTAAATATCCTGTGGAAGTGTTGGACGTTAATGACGTTCAGGTGAGTAAACATATCCCGTATGGCTCGACGGTTCGCCTGTTGTGGCAACCTGGGAAGCCTCACCCGTCTGCTGGGGTCCCGGCCTACTTGAACAAGGTTAAAGTCCTTGAGTATGCCGACAATGGTCACGGCATGGGGGACGATGAAGACTTCTAAGGTCTTCTAATGTGGAGTGAATATAAACACGGTTAAGCCTAGGACCACGTTAAACTAAGCCTAGGTAGGTCCGGGGGAGCCTTCCCAAGAAATCCCCCGTTTTCTTTAAACATGAAGGTTTATAAGTAGGTTAGTCAAATGATGCATAAAAAAGCACATGTTGTCTCTAAATCCCCATGTCCTTTATGTCGGGCTAAAGGTGAAGACCGAAAAGGCGACAACCTAGTTAACTACAGTGACGGTAATTCTTTTTGCTTTAAGTGCGATAAGCTTATTCAAAAGAATTCTTCCCCTACTACCGTTAAGAAAACTAAAACATATACGGAGACTGTTGAGATGCCTGGAATTTTTAAGTCGCTTAAGGATCGTAGGATTTCTGAAGAAATACTGAGGAAATTTAACGTCACTGTTGAGGTAGATGCTCAAGGAAACATTACGCAACATTACTACCCCTACTATAAGGACGAGAGTGTCGTCGGTTACAAGACCCGTAATGTGGCTAATAAATCCTTCTTTGCTAAAGGTAACATCTCTGAGGGTGGGTTGTTTGGTCAGAACGTATGGAATGGTGGTGGTAAGTACATCACCATTACCGAAGGGGAACTAGACGCTTTAGCAGTCTCTGAGATGTTTGACGGTAAGTGGCCTGTAGTGTCTTTGAAGACAGGTGCGGGTGGCGCAGTTAAAGACATTAAGGAAAATCTAGAGTGGCTAGAGACATTTGAGAATATCGTCATTTGTTTTGACCAGGATAGTCCAGGGAAACAAGCTGCCCAGAACGTACTACCTTTATTCTCTCATGGAAAAGTGAAGACTGTTTCCTTACCGCTTAAGGACGCAGGGGATATGCTTAAGGAAGGTCGGGTCCAAGACTTCATCAGTAGCTGGTGGAATGCTAAACAATACCGTCCTGTGGACATTGTGAGCCTGTCTGACGAGTCCTGTTGGGAAGCCTTCATTAAGCGTGGTACTGAGGAAATCACACCGTTTCCGGAAGCATATGGTACACTCAATGCCATGATGAATGGCGGTATAGCTGCAGGGGAAGTTACTGTGATCGGTGCTTTGACTTCCGTAGGTAAATCGACTATGGTATACAATCTGCTATATGGGATGGTTACTGAGTCAAATAAAAAGATTGGCGCAGTATTCCTTGAGGCGGATAAAGGTGAAATGGTTGAGCGTTTGATCTCGCTTCATGGCGGGGAGAATATCAGTCTAATTCCTATAAATGAACGTGACAATACCGTCTATCGTGAATTGTACGAAGAGTTTATTTATGACGATAAGGTTCATTTTGTAGACCACCAAGGTTCTTCTGACGTAGACGAATTGTTTGGTAAGATGCGTTGGATGGTTAAAGGAATGGACTGTGACGTCATTATCCTTGATCCCCTCCAGGCTGCTGTTCAGTCTAACGAGAACGGCACTATTGATACCTTTATGGACCGTTGCCTGAAGCTGGCTAAGGAGACAGGGGTGTCCATTATTATTGTGTCTCATATGCGGAAACCTGTAGTTAAAGACCCTCATGACGTTAACGAATATGACATGAAGGGTTCCGGTTCAATCAACCAGATTGCATTTAACACTATCCTCCTAAGTAGGGATAAAATGTCTGAGGATGACTATGCCAGAAACAGCACTAAAGTTCAATTGGTTAAATGCCGACGCACTGGACGCACTGGACACGCTGGATGGTTATTCTATGAAGAAACCACAGGACGTATGGTTGCAGGTACTCCCCCAGAAGTAAAGGCCGTTGAAAATGAAGAGTTCTAGAAATAACTTCAAAGATTTACCTGGGTTTCCTAATGACCTAAACGAAGCAAAGAGAATACGAGACGTATATAATGGTTATCTAGGTAGAATAAACCAAGAAAATTATATTGAAGCGAGGACAGGACATTTATGCATGTCATGTGGTTTACCTTTCCCTAGTGAAGTATTGGATTTTCACCATGTTAATCCGTCTGAAAAAGAACACAGATTAGACATTAAAGTTTGGTTTGGTAATGGTGGACCAACTAAAAAAACACTTGACGAAGCTGAGAAATGTGTTATTCTATGTAAGAATTGCCATGCTCTAGAACACCTAGCTCTAAGGAACGGAGAGAGTATTTTAGATGATCAAGACGCTTACATTAGATATAGAGACAGACGAGTTACCCGCTACGAGAGTTTGGCTGCTTGGTGGGAAGAGTACTCTCAACGGGGAACGAATATATCAACATCCGTTTAGCGCGAATAACATAAAGGAGATTCAGAAATGGATAAACGAACACGATCAAGTCTGCGGTCACAATATAATCGACTTCGATATTCCCTGTATGGAAAAATTCTTGGGTTTATCATTCGAACAAGTAGACATCGTAGATACACTCCTACTGTCTAGGTTGGAAAATCCCTCTAGAGACGGTGGTCACTCTCTTAGGTCATGGGGGGAACGTCTTAAGTTTCCTAAGGGTGACCATAATGATTGGACTAAGGTTACGCCTGAAATGATTACGTATTGTCAACAGGACGTAAGAGTTACGGAGAAACTATATGAACATCTTACAAATCTATTGGCTGCATTTCCAGGCGATAGTATTGATCTTGAACATCAAGTTCAAAATATTATTAGTAAGCAAATCTCGTATGGCTGGCTCTTGGATCAAGAAAAATGCTACGGACTCCTGGCGAAGCTTAAAGAGAGACGTATGGACTTGGAAGATGAGGTTCAAAGAAAATTTCACCCTTTGCCTAAATTCGTTAAAAGAATTACACCAAAAAAGAAAGCTGATGGTACTATTTCTATTGTTAATCTTAAGTTCCTTGGCGGGAATTGGGTTAATGTGGGTGGTGAGTTTTCTCGTGTTGACTTTCCGGAGTTTAACCTAGGTTCTCGTCAACAGATTGGAAAATATCTTCAGTTTTTTGGTTGGGTGCCTAAAGACTTTACGGAAAAAGGACAACCAATCGTAAACGAAGACGTCTTGTCTCATGTTAAGGACATTCCGGAAGCGCAGATGATAGCTGAATATCTCCTGGTCCAAAAACGTACATCGCAGATTAATTCTTGGCTAGAAGCTGTTAACCCTGAAGACGGTAGAGTACATGGAAATGTTAATTCTATAGGTGCTGTAACTGGACGTATGACGCATAATAATCCAAACATGGCTCAGGTCCCTGCATCCTACAGCCCTTATGGTAAAGAATGTAGAGCATGTTGGACCGTACCTAAAGGATACAAACTGGTTGGAGCCGACGCATCCGGTTTGGAATTACGAATGTTGGCACATTATATGAATGATAAGGAGTATACACATGAAGTCATCAATGGAGACGTACACACAGCAAATCAAAAAGCTGCTGGACTTGCAACAAGAGACGCAGCAAAAACTTTCATCTATGCTTTCCTCTATGGGGCCGGAGATGCTAAAATCGGAAGTATTGTCGGAGGCACATCAAAAGATGGAGCGAAACTCAAAAGCCTATTTCTCGACAATACTCCAAGTCTCCGAAATCTTAGAGAAAGAGTGGAAGCAGCCTGTGCTAGAGGGCATCTTCGGGGCCTCGACGGCAGAAAACTAATCATTAGGTCGTCCCATGCAGCCCTTAATACACTTCTGCAGTCTGCTGGTGCAGTAGTTATGAAAAAGGCGTTGACACTCTTAGATGAATATGCTACTATACATAATATAGAGTATCAGTTTGTCGGAAACATTCATGACGAATTCCAGGCTGAAGTCAAAGCAAGTCAAGCAGAGAAGTTTGGATGGTTAGCTGTAGAGTGTATTAAGGCTGCTGGTGAACGACTAGAATTGAAATGTCCTCTGGACGGTGAATATAAGGTAGGTGATACATGGGCGGAAACACACTAGAAACTCTCGTAGAGGATATTTATAGCCTTATGGAAAATCGTAACACGCCTGAAGGTGTGGACGTCGAGAAAGAAATCGAAAAGTTTGGCGAAGCAGTAAAGGACCTAATGAAGAAGGAGTTCTTACCGCATCAACGAGATGCCCGTAAGTTGCGTCTGTCTAGTATTGGTCGTCCTGAGCTTGTTCAGTGGTATGTTTACAATAAATTCCAAGGTGAAAAACTAAAACCTCATACCTACATTAAATTTATGTATGGTCATTTGATTGAAGAAATGTTGCTTTTCTTTGTTCGTATGTCTGGTCATAAAGTGACTGATGAACAGAAAGAGTGTGAAGTCAATGGGATTAAAGGCCACATGGACTGTAAGATTGACGGTGTAGTGGTAGACGTTAAATCCACCAGTAGTTTCGGTTTCCAGAAGTTCAAAGATCGTTCTCTAGCTGCTTCGGATGACTTTGGGTACGTTGATCAGATTAAAGCATACGCTCACTCCGAAGGTGAACGTAAGTGGGCTTGGTTAGCTATGGATAAACAGAATGGAAACTTGTGTGTTCTAGAATATGATCTTGACAATACCAATGATCCAATGTATGATTTTTATAGTGAAGATATTGAGGAGCGCGTTGAACACGTAAAAAAGTCTGTAAAGGCCGAAGACCGTCCCTCTCTATGCTCAGTTCCTATCGAGGACGGGAAGTCCGGCAATATGAAGCTTACCTCTCAATGTTCATATTGTCAGTACAAAAGGCACTGTTATCCAGAAGTAAGATGTTTTATTACTGGATCAGGTCCAAAGTTCCTCACTAATGTAGTAAATGCGCCTAAAAATCGACAAGGTGTGGTACATCCCGAAGTAAACCCGTTTGAATAATAAGGAGATCAAACATGGACTATAAGATCATTACAACCCCTCGTATTGACCGAATGGAACAGGAAGTCATTAAACACCTGAATGACGGTTGGGAACTGAACGGTAACTTGTTTATTGCTCAGTCCGGTGCTATGGCTCAGGCTATGACTAAGATTGGCAAACCGGCTGCTCGTCCGGCACCTAAGAAAGCTGTTGAAGAGCCTAAGAAAGCCAAGGGAGTGCCTTACGGTGGTAAGGTATCGGAATAAGTTCGAAGAGCGTACTGCAGAGGTCCTAAGTGGCCTCTGCGAGTACGAACCAATCACCGTTCCCTATACTGTTAATAGGAAGTATATTCCAGACTTCGTTGGTGAATATAATAACGTACAGCTTCTATTTGAATGTAAAGGATATTTTAGGATTGGAGACGTACAGAAATATAAAGCCATTCGAGATTCATTAGCTAAAAACCAAGAATTGATTTTTATTCTCTACGAGCCACTTAAGAAAGTCAGAAAAAACGGTAAGATTAATATGGGACAGTGGTGTGATAAAGAAGGAATTCGATGGTTTACTTTGGAGAATTTGAAAGATGCCTTTACCTCTTGATGAATTTTATACTCGACTTGCCCTTATGGCTGATGCATCTTTACTCTGTGACGTCCTTGATATTTCCAGTGAAGATATTATAGAAAGATTTGGGGATGTTATAGAAGACCAAATTGAAGTCCTGAGGAATACTTTTGACATTGACTTTGAACTAGAGGAGTACGAAGACGATGAATAACTACGAAGAAGACATTCCGGCTATTTTCTTTGCCGATATCTTTTCTCAACGAATGGAACAACTCCGTATTATGGTGGCGGATATGGACGTTGAAAACTATTCTGATGCTCAGATCAACCTCCTAGAAAACGCCTGTAACCTAATCTTGAAAAGCTGTACTATTCCAGATCAAAAGACTTTTGAAGGTCAAAACATTACGAGTTTGAATTGAGATGTATATGAAGACAGCAACTAGGGAAGATAAAGTAAGGGAATTTCATCAGGCTATGGAATTAGCTGTTAATTCAGTGCCATATTTATCCCTTCTCCAGCTTCGTAAGAAACTAATCCAAGAGGAATTTTTGGAAGTTAGGGAGTCAATTGAAGTGCTTGAAATGGAATTTGAACGAGGTAAGACCGGCTCTGTAGAACAATGGGCGCACTTATTAAAAGAACTAGGAGATTTACAGTATGTTATCAGCGGCACTCTCGTTAGTCTTAGTACCCTTCCTGATAATCTTAATCCCGCTTTCAATCGGATACACGCTTCTAATATGTCAAAGTTTGGGGAAGACGGTAAACCGATACGTAATGAAGACGGTAAGGTACTTAAAGGACCGTATTACAAAGAGCCTGATCTCAGGGACTTGATTAATGCGTAAAGAAGGAACATATGAATGGGAAAAGGAGCGTTGGAAGATGATGGGTGTTGAGTATGACGATGCTGATCCTGTAGTCGCTACTGTCGTTAAACGTTTAAAAGATCGTAGTGAAGAAGGTATTAAGAAGTATGGATGCACTATGATGCGTGACGATGTAACCAGTATTGAATGGATTGATCATGCAATCGAAGAAGCTTTGGATTTTGCAGTGTATCTGGAGCGTTTAAAGATTGACTTACGTGGGTTTTAGGATATAATAGGAAATATAAAGCGGGTGTGGTGAAACTGGTAAACACAACAGACTTAAAATCTGTCGTCAGAAATGACTTGTCGGTTCAAGTCCGACCACCCGCACCACTTAAGGAGTCTGAAGATGAAAGTAGATTACATTGACCATATGGGTTCTGACCTGACTGTAGTTAACGCAGCAAGGGTTAGTTTTGACAAAGAAAGCACAGCAGTAGATTGGGAATATTTAGATTTTGGACATTCCTCAGGAGACTTTGTAGCTATCCTCAACGATAATGATGTAAAGCTAATTAAGTACCTTGCAGAACATAACCATTGGACTCCTTTTGGTCATTGCCAAGCTACCTTCCGTATCAAAGCACCTATCTTTGTAGCCCGTCAGTTGGGTAAGCATCAAGTAGGTATGGTGTGGAACGAAGTAAGTCGTAGGTAC